CCTATACCATTATATGTCTGACCGCTTCCAGAAGTAATAGTAATATCTCCATATCCTGTCCAAACACGAATAGTATCAGTATCAAAAAACAATTCTACCGCATAAAACGGAGAAACTTCATCATCATCAAGTGCGTTTAAGATGGTTGATATTATCGTTCTCCCCATTAGATCGCCTCAATACCACCAAACGTTAGCCCATATATTGAAGCCTCGTTTATATTCCAGTTCTGTTGATTGCTTGCCAATCTAAAACGGCCAACTGTGTTAGTTATCGTAACAGATGCATCATTAGCCGGAGCCGTTCTTATATACGGCCACAAATCTAGTGAAACCTGTCCTGATCCGTTGCTGTCAGCATCCTTTAGTACCTTATGTAATGTTGCACTTCCTGCTGTTCCTAACTGTATATAATCCCCTGCCTTTAGCCATCCTGTCTGTGATGCCGTGCAACCATCTATGTTTAAGACACCGCCTGTCTGACTAGCTCCGTTGACCAATGGAGTGCCACCAACTGAACCTCTAGGACTTGCACCGACAGGATCTCCAAGCGTAAACGTGCCAAATCTGCCTCGTAAGCTGACGAGAAAAGCAACCCACTGTTCTGCGTCTGCTCTATTCATAGAAGGAAGCGTAACATCTACTTCCCATCTTTGCCCTGCATGAGCCACCGCCTGTTGCTGATAAGTGAAAGGCGACATACTCATTCCAACCGTATTCACCGCCCTGAACGTAATGTTGGATGGTTTAACGTGTGTTGGTGATGCTAAAGGATAAGTAATAGCCATTAGAATGCATTGGCAAAGCTGCCACCCCTTCTCCTAGCATCCAAGACAGCCGCCTTACTAGCTTCGGCAATCTGTGGAAGCAGTGTTTGTATTTCGTTTCTCACAGTCTGTTGGACGCCAGTAGTCACGTTGATAGTTTGCTGCACGACAACACTACCACCAGACTTTAGTGAACTATTAGGCATAATTGAACCTGATCGAGCCGGAACAAACAATTCTGGGCCTCGTTCGCCAACCATATAAGGACTGTTAGCATTAACCGGCCCACCGTTTGCTCTAGCCGGAAGACCGGCAAAAGTTGGGAATGCCGCTGTAATTGATCGAGTGATAAAACCGGTTATCTGCTTCACCACGAATATCCGATATAGTTCACCAATTATATCAATCGCCATTTGACGGAATGCGTCTTTCATTGATGCCGTACCTTTTACAGCCGACATGAATGCAGTTTCAAACTTACTGCCAATCATATCTGCAACCGTTGTGATACTCTTCATCTTATCGGCTGCATCTTCAGCACCTTTGCTAACTCGTGAAAAGAAAGAAAATAAATCTATTTTAGTGATACTAGATAAGTCATTTTTAAGGTTCGTGACACTTTCAAAAGGTGCATTTAATTCTGCTTTCAGTGATCTACTTTCTTGGCCTAACTGATCAAATTCATTATTTAATGTATCCATTGCTTGAATAAGACTGTCAAACAAGTCCGACCCCATATCGGTCGGTAAATTTAGATCAAAAGCTCTGTTTATTTGTGCCGTTGTATCATTAAGAAAATCTGTGAAACCACTAGTAACAGTCATAAACATTTCAAAGAACGCAAATCGAATGCTATTAATCATCATCTTTGTTCGAATGCCAAAAAGCTCTATGTTTTTTCCCGATCTTGAAAATGCTTCTTTGACTATAGACGGCAAATGAGAAACAAATGTAACGAATACATTTATACTATTTATTATACCATTGATTGCTGCCATTGCACCTGTCTTTAACAGGTCAAACCCCTTTTTGACTAAATCAACAGCCGGACGAATAAAGTCAATAAACGGAGCAAATGCAGTTTTCATTTCTGCACCAAAACCCTTGAAGTCAAATGACAGCTTAGTTGTGTTTTTACGAAGCATCATTAATGCACCACCAACAGCAACTAAAGCACCGATGATCATACCTTTTGGACCGAATACCGATGCCAACTGTGGACCTTGCATTGTCATAATACGCAATGCATTTGTACCCATCGAAGCCTGAACCGCAATATCCTGAAACTGTAGTGATGCCATGCCTAGACCATTGACTAAGCTGCGATTTGACCTGGCTAATACGCTTCCTGCGGCCCTTTGTTGGTGTATGGCAACCGTTGCATTTCGCATCGACTTGCTAACATTGCCAAGCTGACTTTGGACTTTCTTCATTTCAGGAACCGCATTGCCGACAGCGTTCATTTCAAACGTGAGCTTCTCAACTGCCATCTTTTTCCTGCTCCTGTTTTATATTAAAGTACGCGATCCATTCATAATATTCCGAAACGCTTATATCTTCTATTTCTTCTATCGTCTTGTGTAATAATTCAGCCAACGCCACCAAATTATAACGGAATGGATCGCTCCTTAGTTTTTTTCCTGTTCCTCTACCGATACCGTTTCAAATATAGCACCAAAGACTTTTGCAATAACGGTTAATGGTTCACCCATAAGAATAAACTTATCACCTACATCGAACGCTTTTTCACCTTCTTTGGTCATTGCTTTCAGAATGATCATATCAACCATTGCATCCATAGTAGGATTATTGATGAAGTCTTTATGCTTCTTTTGTATCTTGGACATATCCCTTGCAGCGACATCAGTGAAGAACAGGACTAGAGGTTTATCTTCTTCGCCCCATTCTTCTACTTCGAAAGAACCTAGTTCTTTTTCTGCTCTCTTTGCCGCTATTTTTTCAGCTAATGACATTTGATTAGACCGTTCCAATCGCTAGTGCGCCGGTAAGCTGTAGCTCTGCATTCAGTGTCGCAATACCATCCATAGTTGTGCCACGCTCGACAGATGTAACGATAAAGCTGCCTGAATACTTTGTGTCACCGCTGTCAGTACCTTCGACAAAAAACTGAGCGTCAATCGTATCGCCTTGCAATATGTCCTGTTGAACTGCGTCATCAGGGTCTAGGTAAAGTGACATTGAACCAGTACCGGCTGATAAGCCTTTCTGGAATGTCCTAGCAGTATCACCCATGCTTGTGGTTTCAACTGCGTCTGTTGTCATGGTAACTGTCCAATTCAACAATTCACCAACTGTTGCAGGAGTGCCGCCAGTAGTAATTAGCTTAACGCTCCCATCTGATCCAAAATGTGTAGCCATAATTAAAACTCCTTGTTACTTGGCTGTCTCTACATCATTAATGGCTGTAACATATTTGACCTGATAAGTCAGCTTTGCCACACCCAAGATTTGATCGGCTTCCCCATCAAACTGAATTTCCGTTGAAGTTAGCACTGAACTTTTAGCAAGTCCACCAATAGTAAAGTCACCGGCCATTGCTTCTTCAACTTGAACCGCTATCGCATCACAATCATCATCGAAGCTGCTTGTCTCTCTAACGTAAACATCAACTTCTAATGATAATTCGCGGTTCATATCTGTCACACCGGCTGTATATCGTTCACTGCTTTCGCTGCCAGTATAAACGCTTATTGCCGGTAATAATGCCTCATTTAAAGGATGCACCCTAGTAGTGAAAACACGGCTGCTAACTAGGCTTACTTGTGATGTAAGTCTGGAAGCTACTGCATCCCTTATCTGTTGTCTAACGTGCGCCATCTATTGTTTCTCTAGTTGTATAGTTGTGACGCCAGTTCCGTCATGCAGCCAAGCAATTACCTTATAAGTTACCGAATTGACGGCTAATGTTTGCCCTGCGGCAATGCTAGAAATATCTGTGGTTCTGCAAGTGAAACGCGGTTGCTCTTGGTGTACTTGTGCAGTGCCACCGGCATCCATTGGGACTGTTTCATTGTCAAAGATGCCGAGAAGATCAGCCGATTGATAAGTTGCTGTTGAAGCAAAGTCCTCAATCGCAAACAATGAAGTCAGATCATTTGCAAAACCTATTGCCATTATTTATCGCTTTCTGGCGTTTCTAGCTTAGTTTCTGATTTCTCCAACCCGACTGATCGAGTTGTCTTTTTGGCTGCTTTAGCCTTTGGTTTAGCCGCTGTGACTGCTTCAGCATAACCGCGCTTGATTAGCTTTTCGGCTGTCTTTTCTGGCAAGTCATGTTGTTCACCGGCCATCATGTTACCACCGAAACCAGTGAAACACTTCTGCAAAATCTTTACCTTCATAATATTACCTTCCAACTAATGAAGGTAGGGCATTTCTGCCCCACCTATTATTCTATTAAGAGTGGTCAATTTCGTTTGTAATACCGAAGCTAACCGCGTTTCGAACACCAACGTCAAGTTCTGCATGAAGAACCATTCTAACTGTTCCGGCTCTTGAGCCAGTATAAGGATCAACTAGAATTGAAGGTGCGCCAAACTGAGCAATAATCAACTGTGAGAAATCACCGAAAATCATTGCAGCCGCATCACTACCACCATCACCTGGATCAAGTGTTGTTGGCACGTTTGAGCTAAATGCAGCCGGATAACCGTAAAGATTATTCCAAGGATCATTCAACAACATTACGCTATCACTTGATGCAACTCTGACAGTTTGTGCCATTTTAGCTTTTACTGATGGGTGTGTTAAGAAACCAAGAGCGTTACTATTTACAACGCCGTTGTCCTCTTCCACCAACTTAACTAATGCAGTGATGTCAGCCCATGTTAGTGCAGCAACGTCAGTATTCGCTGAAATATCAAGATCATTAACACCTGATGTATTCAAGATACCTGTTGGCTGTCCTGATGAACCAGAACCTTGGATTGCATAGAACTCAGTTCTATCTGCCGCTGAACGAAGCAAGTCATTTTGAATTACTTGTTCAATCGCAGGGACGCTTTCCATCATCAACAAACGTGACAAGTCAACAAATGCACCCATTGTTCTAGGCTGCAATGTTACACCGCCATCTGTACCGGCTCCATCGCCAACATCTGCTAGTTCTTCTACAAATGCAGCATTAGCACCAGTTGCCATCTTTGGCATTTTGATCCGGCCAGTTAAGCCGTTCATATATGTTGCTCCAAGACCGCTTAGAACTTGCTGCGCTCTAAGTGCTTCAATGAACATATCGCCACGATGTGCAGTTGGTACGAAGTCATCAAATACAACTTCTGCACCTGAACCGCCTGTTGCCGCTGTTGATAACGGACCACGTTTCTGCCATGCAAAATCTGGAACATATATTCCTTCTGCATCGCGTCCAACTCGTGTTGCGATTTCATCGTTCATTTCGCGCTCAAACCCTGCTTTGCGCCAATCGCCTGAAATTTGCGCCTGAACCATACGGCCCAATGAATATTCACGCTTTTCTTTAACAGGTAGATCAACGGTTGCAGGAGCAACGTCTAGTGGTTTGTCACCGATTGCTTCTAGCAATGAGCCACGGAATGTATCCACGTTCATGCCTTTTGCTATCGCTTCATTACCTAAGTCACGCATATTGTGTTTTGCTGCGATTGTTAGGATTTCCGCATCATTCTTTCTTGCTGCCTTAACTGCTTCAGCTTTAACAGCATCCAGATTGATGTCATTTTTGACTTCATCAGTCATAGTTACATCCTCCATAGATGGTTGAGTTTTAGTTTGTGCCGGAACAGATCGGCCAACACCCACCAGATTTGACTGATCTGCCGGTACTGAAACGATACTGATTTCCATTGGTGTGGTGGCTACCCGATAATAATCTTCTGGATCGTCATCACGATTTATTCGGCCATCAATACGATAACCTACACTGATGTTTTGTCTGATGCCATCAGTAACATCATCGAACACTTCTGAAGCTAGTCCACTTTTTCCAAAGCGTACTTCTGCACGGAGACGCCGCGCATCTTCATCGAGTTCAACCCTTTCGACTACACCGATCTGCTTTTCCATATCATGGTCTAGCAATAAAGGTGCGCGTCCACTGTTTAAGAAGTCCAAGCTCATACTTGCTTTAGTATGATCAATGACCTCCAATCCAAAAGATCGTTCAACTGGCTCTTCACTAGATACGCCAACCTTAACTCTTCGGCTGTCGGTATCTATCGCCTTATCTTTTTTATCCATATAATGATAGCGCGTGTTCATATCTTCACGGCTGAAACGATCATTAGATAAATCAACTTCTATGTCTCTTTCTTCTTCATCCATTTCTGCACTCCTAATAATATTAATCACCGAACCCATTCCGGAATGGTTTAAGCAAAAATATGCTAAATCTGGTGTATCTTCATCAATAGTTATTTCCAAATATGCACCATCTGATCCGGCATCGCCATTCATAACGACATTATCCGAATATATTTCACCATCATTATGCGTTCCATCTTCTGTTTCCGACAGCCGCAAATCATGGGTCATATTGCTTCCATCTGACTGATCAAATCTATATGTATTCCCTTCGATCAAAGATAATGATGGAGAAACTTCATCCATTCCCTCGATATAATATTTATTACCTTCACCGGCTTCATTTTCACCTGGCTTCACTATAACTTTATAAGTTACAGTCTCTTGACGGACTTCAATAGATCGCTTTGTAGACATTGGATGACCTTCCGGAAGTAAATCTGTGTCGTGCTTGCCTGATCGAAACCTACCATTTCTTAGCACATAAAGAAAGCTGTTTACCCTAGCATACGCCCATTGTTCTGGGCTGCTTACACTTGGTCTAACACTTTGTGGGTTAGTCTTATATGCGCCAATACCTCTATTAAACACGGATGAAAGTGTTCTTAGATTGGTTCTCTTACTAGCAACATCGCCAACATCTTCATTATGATCCTTGACCTTATTTCGCAAACCTTCACGAATGGCATCAGTTATTTCCCTAACACCTCGATCTTCTTTCTCCAAGCTATCACGAATATTCTTTGACCAAGTAAATCCTGCATCACCACCCCATAAAGCCCATGCGATACGTCCGTTTGATGGATAACCATCTTCACCCTGATTAAATCCTTCGGCTTGCTTATCAACCTCATGTCGGCTGAAAAAGCTATACATTCTAATTACTGTATCTTCTGACAGTTCCCTATCATTCACAATGTCTCTAGCTCTAGCAATCCCGACTTCAGTTCCACCGCGTCCAAACTCGCGCCGCCAATCCAAGCCACGTTGTGCATCTTCTTTCATTGCTTCTGTAGGTTTATAACTCGCCATCGCCATCACTCACTTCAGCTTGGACTGGTGCTTTCTGCCCAAATGGTTCAAACGCCATACTTAAACCATATCTTTCAGCCATTTCTTTGTCGGACTGAATTTGTGCAAATAGCTCTTCAACATCGCGTCCATAATTAGCCGCTATATCATTCATGCTAACAATACCGTTTGATAATGCTGTTACATGAGCATTGATTTCCCTTTGTGGATCAACCCATGAAAAACCGCGTCCACGAAAATGGATATTATCACTGAACTTGTCAAACTTGCCAATAGGAATAGGAACTTCACCAAATGTCAAAGCACTATCTAACCAAGCACGAAAGACCGGTTCACAAAAATGCTGAATTAGGAATGATTGCAGCGTTTTATAATGGTCACGCTCTTCTATAGTTCCTTGTCGAATAGAAGAATAAGAAACACCCTTTAGATCATTTGATAGGCTCGTATAACTGACATTCAAACCTGATGCGATACCACGCAAAACTGCTTGCTCGAAATCTGCAAAGGCTGATGTCGGATGCGCCGG